ATCTCGTAAGTCTTAAAAATAAAGGCTTTGCGAGATGTTATAGGTTATTGCATTTTCGTCCTCCGAATTGTTAAAACATATAATATAGAAGAAACCGCTCCTCATCTCTCCGGGTTACGTTGAATAAGGAACGGTCTCTTTTGTATCTTTGGTTACAATATATTCCATGTGTGTAATTTTGTCAAATTATTTTAAATTTGCTATTGACTTATGCACGCATTGCGTGTATAATGCAAGTATAAGGTAAAGGAAACAAACAAAAGCAAAGGAGAGAACGAAAATGAAAAATACAACTTATCAAACATTATGAAAAGAGCATGGGATCTTGTTAAGAAAGTAGGATTCGGAATCTCCGAAGCACTTAAAAAAGCATGGAGCGAAGCAAAGAAAGGAACATCAGAAATGACAGGAACGGAAAAACAAATCGCATTTGCGAAAAAACTTGTAGAGAAAATGAACGAACAGTTTGATGCAATTATTACAGATTGCAAAAACGCACACCCGGAGAAAGTTGGAGCATGGGAAGCCGCAAAAAGCGGTTACAACAGAATTATGAACGAATCAAACGCTGGATGCGTAATTGATACATTAAAAAACATTAACAAAACAACATATCAGGAGTATTACAAAGAGTTGTTTTTAAATGTAAAATACGGAACTGACAAAATGTGCGAAAGAATCAGAAAAGAAGTTTACGCAAAATAAAGAAAGGAACTACTGAAAGCAGTAAGGTAAAGAAAAATGATGAACTTAGAAAAATACATGGAAGAAACTTTTTTAGAAGAAATGAGACCGAGCAACCTTTTTGACGAGAGCGGAAAGGAATTAAAAATAGATCAGAACGACTATAAAAACTACGCAGTAATCAAAGTAGAGAAAATCGACACAGAATATGTGATCGAACAAAACATCACAGTGAGACACATCGGTTAATAAATCTAATGCTGACCTATTGGCTACGGGGAGAAAGAGGAAAGAATATGAGCAATGAAATAAGAAAAGAAGAATTATTCGGATACTTACATGAATACGATGGAAACGGCAATGAAATTCATTGCAAGACTCCTTATGGATACGAACATCATCAGGAATTTGATGAAAATGGTAATATGATTAATTATAAAAATTCTTGGGGGTATGAATCTTTTGGAAAATACGACGAAAACGGTAACCTTATACATTATAAAGGTTCTGACGGATATGAATCTTTTAGAAAATACGATGAAAATGGTAATGAAATTCTTTTCGAGGATTCTGATGGTTGCAAAGAATCAAAGGAATACGATGAAAACGGTAATATAATTCACTTCCAAGATTCTAGTGGATATGAATATTGGAAGGAATACGATGAAAATGACAATGAAATTCATCACAAAGGTTCTGACGGATATGAATACTGGAAAGAATACGATGAATATGAACGTCTAATTCATTTCAAGGATTCCAAAGAATTTGAAGAATGGTATTAAAAGAAAGGAGACATACTTATGCAGGAAATTAAAATTTATAAAAATTACGGCGTTTTAGCCGCAGAAAAAAGAAAAGTTTATACTTATGGTGGAGAGCATGTGCACGCTACATGCTCTGATGAAATGACGGTTCTTGTCCCGAATGAGTGGGAACTGTATAAAAATCAAATGGGAAATATAATGGCAGAATCTCCGTGGGGTTTGTGCTATGAAATTAATGATGTTTTGACAGATATTAATGGTCATCCAGCGTTCCGGGCGATGGACGAAAGTGGAAGACCGCACATTGCACATTTATACACGGTTGAGGAACTGGAAGAAAAGAAGAGAAAAGAGGAAAGGAAGAAAAAAGATGAAAAATCCAATTAATAACGAAAAATTCCGGGAAGTATTAGAAAATTCCGGCATGAACATGAAGCAGTTCAGCGACTATTTTGAAATCCCGTACCGCACGGTGCAGGATTGGAAGTCGGGGGCTAGGAAATGCCCGGATTATTTATTAAGCTTAATACAATACAAAATAGAAAAGGAAGACCTCTAACATGGAGAAATCAGAGGAGAAAATTTTAGAATCATATAAAATACTGCAGTCCGTAAAAGGTACTGCGAAAGATACTGGATATTCTTGGAATCGCGTTGTAAAAGCTCTATCTAGCAACGGATACATATTGTCCGAGACGCACGCCGAGATATTAAATAAATTCAATGCCGGAAAAAATGCGGATGAAATAGCAAAAGAAATGAGCTTGAGTCCAAAAACAGTACAGGCGTATCTCCCAAGGCAGAGGCCTGTGTATAACGAGAATATGTCTGTAAACGCTTTGAGGATCAAGCAATCTCGTGAAAAGCATAGATCAGATATTTGATATTTCGCCCCACCTCTTCTGAGATGGGGCTGTGTTATTTAGATTTTCTCGACTGATTTTGAATTGATAATAAAGTTGCCGTTTACGATATTGCCCATGTAACCGCCGTCCTGAGATACTAATTGAGTCCCCTTTTTGATTGTGACCGTTATGTCCTCAACCGCACGTAACTTGTCGCCTTTTTTGATGTCCGGCATGACATATTTGCAATGCATGTATCCCACTGTGCTGTTGTGTCTTACTTTTACACCTTCTGTACCCGAATCAAGTACGGTAATGTGATCTCCTTGCTTGGCATTGATAATGACATTTTTCCATGTTGCATCATAAATAGGGCAGTCACTGTTAAGATGTGCTGACCCTGGTCCAATTCTTCTTACTGTACTCACTGTACTACCTCCTGTTGTTCCACTAATTTCTTTATTTAAAATACCCCTTACGATTGCTTTTGCGCAGCGCTTTGCATCCCACACTTTCGCATCGTCTGCATCATCAACAAAGCAACACTCTACTAACAACGCCTTTGACTTTGTATTTGCCAGTACAAATAAGTCCTTGTCGTATTTCGTCCCTCTGTTGCGGATTCCCAACTCTGTTGCAATCGCTTCGCAGATTCTGTTTGAGATTTCCTGTGTTCCGGTATCGTAATTCCATACCTCTACTCCTCCTGTACTTCCGTCTCCACCATAATCGTTTCGTCCGCTATTGAGATGGATACTAATGTCTAAATCCACGCTGTGCTGGTTGCACTTTGCAACGATTTTGTTCAGGCATCCTTGCTTTGTTGTATTTTCGTCGCACGTGCAGTCGTAGACCGTATGCCCTTCCGCCCTAAGCAGACGGATTACTTCGTTTTTGACTGCACGATCTTCTACGGATTCTTGTAAGATGCCAACTGCTCCACTCGCTCCCTTTCCCTGCGGACAATGTCCTGCATGTACGTTATATGTTCCCATAGTAATTCTCCTTTCTACTCTACAATTACCCAGTCGTTCGCCAAACAATCTCTAATACTCGGAGCCCACATTGCGTGCGATCCATCCACTGTATTGATTTGTAAGTACGGTTCACATTTGAATAAATCCCCTTCTTTTAATCCCCACGCCTCTGCCGTTTGCTTATTACATGGAATTCCCTGTGGGTATGCTTTCTGATAAACTACAAATAACCCTTTTCCATTCCAGCCTTCACGTGCTACTTTTACTCCTTTTTTCAGCAATTCTAATGCTACTCCGAAAGACATTTTTAGTTCTCCTCCAAGTATTGGACAATTATTGCCGTCTGCTGGAATCCATTCCTCCGAGAGAATGTTCTGCAACGTATATTCAACTCGTTGCGTTTCTCGGATATCTAATCTCTGATTGTCTTTCGTGTACATGATAATCGTCTGTTTCTCATCATCCCAGCACCAATATCCTCCCCATGATGGCAGTTTCATCGGGATTCCTTTCTTCATTTCTTCAAGTGCTTGTTTAAATTTCATTCCCATGTTCTTTTCCTCTCTTTCATTTTATGTGCGAGGGCGATTACTCGCCCTCTACCTCCGGGATACCTGCTACCGATGTAAGTACACTAACTACTCCTGCAAGCACAGCTGCCGAGCATACATATTTCCAGTCTACTTGTCCCATTGCAGCTGCTGCGCCGATTCCAGCAATACCAGCCTGTGCCATTGTCTTAACAGCACGAATTCCGGCAGCCTTTAACCATCTCTTTGTGTCTACACTTGTTTTTAATACGCTATTTTTAAACATATTCATCAACCTTTCTTTTTTAAATGTAATTCTTCGATTTCCTGTTTCATTTTTGTTACCATTCCATTCCCACCAAGAGCATGATACGCATTGTACATTTCACAGAAGTTCTCGTAAGCGTATGACGGGATTTCCCCCAATTTCATGTACTTGTCATGGTATTCGATAAGTTGCACCCGCAATAGCATCATCGTTCCTTGGCTATTCGCATCTCTGTCCTTTTTCTGATTTTTTAACAGCCATACAATATATCCCAAAAGAGGTGTAATTACTGCGATCGCAATATTTGCTACGATTCCCAATTCTTCTTCTCCTTTACTATTTTATGCCATAAAAATAAGACCCTTACGGTCTCGCTCTGATTTCCATATTTGTCACCTCTACTCGTCTTTATTGATCTGCACCAAGCACATCACCACTACTCCAAATAGCGTCCCTGCTACAAATGCAAATACATATCCCATTATGCTACCTCGTCTTTCTGTTCTGCGTAGGTTTCTTCTGCCAGCAATGTAAGTGTTGCGTATTCTTCCTCTGAGATGCGATTCATCGCAAAGTAGACGTCCAGCTTTGCGATTGCTTCGTCTTTTGTGTCATAGAATTTCTTTTCGATTAAATTTGTCATAAGTTTTACGATTACTGTGTTGTTCATTTTGTTACCTCCACGTTTTCTAAAATATTGTTTGTGTCATTTTCTACCATTCCAGCCTGTACGGATAATGGCATCAAAGATAGCAAGTTTACCACGTTTGTCTGATACTGACTTATAATGCTTGCTACATTCGCAGATATCTTGTTATCAATATAGTTTTTTGTATCCGCCACATACTCTACTTCCATCTCACAATCCTCGCTATTACTCATAACTGTTGTCGGATAGTAGGTGTGTAGTGCATTTAATACTGTCTGCGTCTCCTCCGGTAATGGGACAAAAAATTCGGAATCTGTTTCATAAATCACTTTGTAGTGCATGTGTTCTTTTGCTGTTCCGATTGTGTCTGTGTCGTTTACTCCGACAATAAAACTAGACAACATTACTTTTGGTACATATAATTTCTGTACATCTTTCTTATATAAACCGACCTCAGAATATACTTTATCGTAATTGTAATTTAGAGTAGCGTCTTTTAAAACAACACTAAAATATTTTTCTCCCGTATTCCTATAAATCGGTTCACTGTCTTTTACAAGTGTTGCGAAATCCTCTACTACTTTATGTTTATATGTAATCCCGTACACACCATCTCGCTTTTCGATTCTATCCCACTTTGTTAGCGAGCGGTCAAGTAGGATTGTAAGTGTCTGTAATTTAAACGGCTCATATTCTGTCCGTTTAGTGCCTTTTTCGATTTGTATTCTATTTACTTCTGTTCCAACTGACCAGGGATTTCGGATATACACATATCCAATTGTTTTATTTGCATTTGTTTTAAATCCACTCTTATTAAGGTGCATGTAAAAATCTTCATTTGTTCCGTCCGTATACTTAACTCCAAAAATCGGACTCCAATCACTATTCGGTTTTGTGATTGTATAAGATTCCCACGATAGGTAATACACTGTTTTTTCTTCAAATGTAATCCCATTTGTGATATTGATTTCTCCCAAAGGCTTTGATGGTATACAGATTTTTTCTTCGTCACACTTGTATGGATTTTTTGATATATCAAACAGATTCTTACCCGTCACCTTTACTTCAATTTGTCCATCCGCGCCCGCATTTATGATTTCTTTCGGAGACTCGATGGACGGATTTTCTTCCTGTTCTGTCTTTCCTTGCATACCAAAATCCAACAGTTTTTCTTCGGCACTATCAGTGATTTTCACGATACCCTCGCCGGATGCGGTGTTCTTAATTGCATACTGTAAGATTTTATCTCCCGTAGCTTTTGCATCCGCTGCTTGCCCCTCTTGTGCGAGCGTTTTATCCACCTCGATTTGTACAGCAGGCTCTCCTACGATAACAGTTCCGTCTTCTCCAATTATCAAAGATTTCCCAGCGTTTTCAGTACCCTGTTGCTTGTCCAACTTTGTTGCCATCTGCGTGGTAAAATCGCTCGGAATGGAGTTTATTACCTCTTGCCCTTTTACCTGTACCGCTTCAGTTTGCTTTGTACCCTCCGTTTGCACAGCTTTAACCGCATCGGTCTTGGTAGCATTTACCGTCTCAACAGCCTGTGTCTTTGCGGTATTTACATCTGCAATCGCATCTTGTCCGACTTGCTGGACACGTTCGCTTTGTGTCTGTCCAGCATTGTTTACGTCTGCAAGCGCTTGCTGTGCCGTAAGTGTAAAGTCTTGTGCTGTTTTATCCACCGCTGTCTTTGTCTGCTCCACAGATTCCTTGTCTTGTCTAACTTGTTCGGCTAACCTTGTAAATTCTTCTGAGTGTTCATAGTTTTTACCATCCTTACCGTTTTTGACTTTTGCAGACTGTTGCCCGTCTTTATTCTGCACAGTAACGGTTACGCCGTCTAATTCCTCCGTGAGCGATACTTTCGGACTGTATCCCTCTTCGCCGTCAAATTCTCCCGCATCAGCATCTTCTCTGACGGACTGTGCAATTTCTTTCGTATCCTCTGCCAGTTCCACCAACTGCTGATATACGTCCGGAGACGGCGGTACCGATGCGTCCGACTCTTGGTAGCCCGATTTCGTAATTTTAACCGTTGCACAGTTTGTAGTAACCAAATCTCCACAAGACACTGATACTTTCCCAATTGTCATATTTTCGTCTGTGTCGAAAAATTCCCACGGAATAACGCACTCGTCTTTGTCGTCTAGTACTGCGGACTTCGAACATTCGCCTTGTGCAAACAACGCCGTCTTTGTTCCTGTCCATTCGTCTCCAATAAAGTTAAACTTTGCTTTAAACAGATTTTTACATTTCGCAACAGGTAGGTTATTATCTGTACGCTTTACAAACTGTCCGTCTACATCAAATTGCAAATTGTACCGATGTGAATCTTTTAAATCTAAAATTTTCATCCTTGTTCTGCCTCCAAAATTTCTCTTACCTGTTCTCGGATTTTCTCAGGTACATCCTTGATGCTCTTCTTTTCTTTTTGTATTAAATCTGCGTATACTCTTGCAATGTAGATCATGCTTGCACCCCCATTTCGTATAGTTCGCAGATGGCGCCCTGTAGGTCTGTAATCTGCGTATTTGCATTTACTAACGCTTCTTTTAATGCTGCGTTTTCTGTTTCCACTTCTGCTAGACGTTCTGCTGTTGTTTCTCCGACTTTCTCCATTGCAACTCCGTAGATTCCACCTGTGTACTCTTCGATTCTTAATAATTTTGTGTAGTTCTCATGCTCCGCAATCACCTGTTCCCGCTCTACTACTTGGATTTTCTTGCAAGCAAACTCGTCTTGGAATTTCTGCCTAAGTGTTTCCGGCGTCGTGTTGATCGCTTTAATCTGCAGTAAGCCTCCGATAATCTCTGCGGATTGTATTTGCATTTCTGTTGCATCGTTAAATTTCGAAATCATACTGTTCTCCTTTCTATTTCCATCGTCCAATTGCGTACCAATCGAAATTGTGTGAATCCGGTCTTGTATTGTTTACAAGCAGTGCGTATGCATAGCCGTAGCTTGTTGTTTGTTTTGCAGCTACCATTATTTCAACGATTTTACTCGGGATATATCTGCCTTGCACGAATAGCGTGTAATCTTCTGTACCCCCGACAAAAGGTATTGGATAATCTATCTTGCCATACCCACTTGTGTAAGAGTAGTTTGCTATCCCCCACTGCACAAGCTTTCCACTTGCGTACTTCTCGTAATAATTATAGATATCGCCCGAAACTTTTATTTTCCCACTTCCGACGATGTGGTCTTTAATATAAGACAAACTTTTATTTATCATAGACACGTCAGGCTTCAAGTCAAACATAGGCTCCACTGCAACAATGCTCAGTCCCTCAATCTTAACACGGTAAAGTGGCATCTCCCTGATTTTCCCATTATTATAGATGTCATCCTGTGTTAGTTCCGGATCCACCGCTGTAGTCCCTGCAACACCTTTTTTTACAGTGCAGCGCATCTCGTCAATTCCACCTGTTCCGGTTGTTTCAAACACCGCTACAATAATGTCATTTCTTTTCTTTCCTGACTCTCCATTTGCAATTTCGCAGTCCTCGTATTTTCCATACGGTATTCTCGCAAAGTGTCCCCCTACAATCAGAACACCATCTGCAATTCTCACTTTGTTGTTGCTGAGTGTAGTTGCCTTACACTGCTGCCCAATTGTAAACACCCCATCCTCCCCCGCAATAGACTGGAAGATAGCAGCATCGTCTTCCGCGTAAATATGCGCTGCCTCTTCCGGCGGTGTATTTAACGTAAGTCCTTTTAAACCTCCGCTCATTCTAATCATCTCCTTTTACTCTATATTCGATTTTCACAGTGTTTCCTTGTATATTCAGTATCTTTCCGATAATCGGCTTTTGTACGTATGTTTCTGTCACAGTGTCGTAACCAGCGATAATGTCTCCAATTTCGTAGTCTCCATCGTCTACTGCAAGAGTGCATTTTTTGTAATTCTGCAGTTCTGTCAGCCGGCTTGTTCCATCTTTTTCCAGTTGTGCTAGATCTGCACTCGAAAAATCATAAACCGCTGCACGCTCCGCCAAGCCTTTATAAAACTGCGTCTTGCCAATGCTACCATCTTCTTGCACATAAAGATGTAATACCACACGTTCTTCGTTTTGTCCTTCGCCTGCACAAATTAAGTGATTTATCCCTCCGCGGTAATCCTCTATTGTAAGAGATATCTGTTCGGATTCCTGCGAATATTCTAACTCTTCCGAATAATCCTTTATTGGCACTGCCAACAGACTTACATATCCATAGTCCAGTCCATCGGGTTCCACGTAGACAATCTGCATGCGATGCTTATGCGCTGTCAATAACTTTACCATTGCATCGTAGAGTGTCACGTATCTGTCCACCTGCCAGTTGTTAACTATCACATTAGTAGAGATTTCCGGAACGAAAAAAAGACCATCGAATCGATCCTTTATCAATTCTCTCAATATACTATTTAATTCTCCATTCAGCACAAGGTGGTCTTTCCCAGTCGGTGGCTCTACAATTTTTTTCGTAAGCAGACCTCTCCATGTCAATCCACCAAAGGTCAGCTCATATCCATCAGACTGTATATCGTCAATGATCCCGCCGTACTCTGTATCAGGTATAAAAATACGATTTTCATACCAATACTTTCTCTTTGTCCATTCGGAAACTGGCAACTGGAATTGGAAGTCATTCGTATCACCTAAATCAACATCAATCTCAGAAGCCTCTCTCATGTAGTCAATTTCTTCTCCAAAGGGAGTAGCTGCAATAAATTTTAATTCTGCCACTTTGGTTCGCTCCTCTCTTCGTAGATCAGCAAGTCAAAATCAAACGTTCCTGACCATACAATTTCCTGTCTTCCTGGAGGGACTTTCTTAAAAATACTCTTCTTTTTTGCACGGTTATTAAAAACACTTTCACGCTCTCCATTTACAGCTACTTTCTCTACTGTTTCTTTCATGCTGTTGATTTCGAGATATTCTCCTTCTTCCAGTACGATATTTACGAGATACGGATATCCGCCGATGCCGATCTGTGGATTAACAATCGGTCCATATATTCTCAGTTTAAAGTTTGCTTCTGTAAAATGCGGATTGATAATATATGTATTATTCATTCCGTTCGCGTACCTGTATGGATATTTATAAGGATATCGCTTGTTATCCGTAGATGTAATATCCGATATTTTGAAGGAGAACTCGGTTTCGGTAATCCAAAATGGGAAATCGGTTATAATTCCATACTCACACTGTATAATCTGATCTGCACCCCAATTATCTTTTTCCGATGACTTAATATAGCAAGTCATGTACTGATCGTTGATATATAACCGTCCGGGGATTCCCGACAGAATATCTGTTTCAAAGATTTCTGTCAAAGCATTCATATTTTCTCGCGCTCCAGCTGATTTACTGCGATGCACATCAATATTTAATGCTTTTTCCCTTACCGTGTATCCAAATCCGACAATTCTATTAGATGTTGTAGACACTTCCCATTCATAATCTAAAAGGTCAGATACCAGCATCTTATATGGTTCTTTATTAAGATTCACTTCTGTGCCATTATGATTTACATATCTAACTATCATGCCAGTACATAACCTCCATCCTTTAATGCTCTGTTAACTTGTCTACCATTTAAAATAACAGGTCGTTCGTTTGACTCATTATTAGCCTCTAGCTGAGCTTTCTTTATCTTTTTGTAGTCTATCTGCGTATCCGTGTAGTTGTTTGTCACTGCTTTCGTTGCAACTTTCGCGGTCATTGGCATCGTAGACGTTACTCCTATAGCTGCAGTCTGTATCTTGCCAATTGCTTTTTTCATGCCTGCAGTCATTTGCTTTATAGGTATATTTTTTTCAAACCCAACACCAACACCTTGAGCCATATATTTTCCAACTTCATCTCGCATAACTCTTGACGGAGAATGAATTCCAAAGAAGTCTTTAATTCCACCAAGCACAGATTCTCCGAAACCTTGGATTTTATCAATTACCCATCCTGTCATATCAGAAATACCATTCCACAAGCCTTTTACAATATCTTTACCTATAGAAAGCATTCCCCCTGGTATTGATTTGATTGTATTAACAATCGCTGAAACAATATTTCCTGCTGCATTCTTCACCCAGCTAATTCCTGCCGAGATTGCATTTCCAAGACCTGAAACAGCAGTTCTTCCGATATTTGCAAGTGTAGACGGCAAATTCATCAGTGTATTTTTTAGACCGATTAAAATTTCAAATCCTTTTTTGACGACAAAATCTTTCATTGCACCAATTCCATCGCCTAAAAATTTAATAATGCCACGTCCAAGATTAAGCCACTGAAATGCCATCAACGTGTCCACAATGGCGCTTATAATCTTCGGGATATTCGCAATCAGCGTCGGAATCGATTGAATTAATCCAAGTACCAATTGACCTAAAAGTTGAGCGCCTTTCATCAATATAGTCGGGAAATTATCGTTGATGATATTTGCGAATGTAGAAATAATCTCCGGAACGCGCGAAATTAAAATTGGTACCGCTGTTATGATCCCTTCAACCAGTTTTTGTAGTAGTTCAAATCCTTTTTGAATTAATATCGGCGCAGCTTCTGCTAACTTATCTCCTATTCCCTGGACAAAATCAAGAATCTTTGGCAATGCTTCAGGAATTGCTTTCACAAATCCATCAACCAAATTACTAAGTAATTCATAACCTTTTTGAATTAATGTGGGAACGTTTGTTATAACAGTATCCGCAATAAGCTTTACAAAATTCAAAGCAACTGGAATGATAGTTGGAACAGAAGCAAGCATCCCGTCTATTAAAGACATGACAGCGTTTTTTCCTGCTTCCACTATCTTCTGCATACTATCTCCGGACAATGAATTAACCAGGTTTTCTTGGATTAACTTTCCCACTTCCGGCAACGTCTGCAAGAGCCGCGGGACAATTTCGCCCAACCCCTTCAGCACATTTTTCCCAGCTGTCACCATAGATTCTGCAAGAGCCTCTGGCGATCCAGTTCCATTTAGAAAATTATCAAAAGCTCCTTTCGCAGATGCGATAGAACCGGATATTGTCTCTGAGGCTTCTTTTGCTGTTGTCCCGGTAATCCCCATTTCTGTTTGGACGATGTGAATCGCTTCTGTAATATCTGCAAAATTAGCTTCTAAATGTCCCTTTGAATCCATTGAAAATTTTGCAGTGCTTGCAAATTCTTCGTTCAAGTTTGCTGCATCTTGTAAAAGTCTATACATTTCAGATGCAGTTCCACCATAGCCAAGTTTTAGATTATCCAACATGGTGTAATTCTGCTTTGCAAATCCCTGATAGGCGTTCTGGATCATCTCCATGCTTGTGCCCATCTTGTTGGCATTATCGGACATATCTATGATTGCTCTGTCTGCATAATCCGCCGCTTTTTCGGTATCTTTTCCCAACGACTGCAATAGCGACGCCGAAAAACTTGTTACCGTTTCCATGTAAGCATTAGCAGAAAGTCCTGCAGTTTTATAAGCATTCTCAGCACTATCTATTACTTTTTGCGCACTGTCTTTAAATAGGGTTTCAACTCCACCGATATTCTGCTCTAAGCTCGCAAACGAATCCAGTGCAGATTTTGTCATTACTCCAAATCCTGCAGCAATTCCCGCAACAGATCCAGCTAATACCTTTAAACCACCTTGTGCGATATTTCCTAAATTCTTTATTCCTTTGTTAAAACCTTTTTCACTAATTTCTGTATCAAATTTCAATGAGCCATCATAGCCCATACTATTCACTCCCTTTCTGCGAATAGCACAGGCTCAATGGCTCAATTTAAAGTGCTTTATTTCTTTATCTCAATCTCTCTTTTACATACCCTGCATTTAATATAAATACCTTCACATCTCGCGGTATTGTCTGCGATCGCGAGTTTACATCCACAATATGGGCACTTCACCCAATCTCTCCTTAAAATTGGAGTTTTTATTCTCAAAATATCACCCCTTACGCAAACGCATTTCCAATATCATAATCTGTTAAAATCTCTTCCGGAAGGCGAATTGCATTTTGAATCTTCCTTATTCTCTTTTTCTCGTCTTTATCCTTTATTTCCTCCAAATTTATCCCTCTGTACATAATGCGCTGTTTAATCTCAGTATCCTCGGATAACCCCTCAAACAGCATCCTAAATTTCCACCAGTGCAGATATTCTATTTCGCTTAAATCAATCCCGTAATCGCGTAAAAATCCCGCCATAATGTATGGATAGTCTGCACGGAATGAGAAAAGCGGTTTAGCATTTCCTTTACTATTTCCGCCTTCGTTCACTTCACACATAGCCACGAAATTGCTCAATTTTAATATCGCTTCTTCAAAATCACCAACTTCCAACAAGAAGTATTCTGACAAAAGGAATGCTTTTTCTTCGTCACTTACCTCTTCGTCCTTGATCATGTCGAGCAGCTTTATATACTCTCTAAAATCAGTAACAATCGGGATTGGTTCTCCACATATCTCTAGTGTCTTCGGATATTCTTCATAGAATAAATTCACAGAGATCACTTCCTTGTAGTATTAACATTGTACTTAGACAACCTTTGCGCACGTTTCTTTCCAACTTGAACTACTTGTGCTTTGCAGAAAGAAAGAAAAGAATCGTAGCACTCGTCACAGAGTCTGGAATTAACCTTTCCTTCAAATAATTTGTCGGCTGTTCCTGATCCAAAGATATTATCAAATAAATTCCAAAAGAGGTTACAATACGCTTTCGTTATTTCTGAGACTTTACCGTCTTTTTTAATCTTCTTCTCTTCCTCTTCCATTATGTTAAATGCATTTTCATATCTTTCTTGGAACTCTACATCTTCCATATCGATTTCGAGTTCCACGTTATTATATTTCCACTGGCTCATTGGCTCTCCTCCTTATTCTGCTGCGTTGTAATCGCCTTTTGTATATGTTGCTTCTTTTCTACCCTCTCCAGCAAACGTAACATAACCTTCCTCAAGTTCAGATACCGACTTAAATGAACCGCTATAAATAAGGGCATCCGTTCCATCGCTATCAGAATCCGGAATTACCGCATATGTACGTTTGATTGCGTAAAATTTGTCACCCGTCGTACTCTTTTTAAAAAGATCTACGACAATAATATCCACATGTGTGTCACTTCCTAGTTTTTCCCCATCGTGGATCGATGCAATTCTCTCGTGCACCGGGTTATTTGAATACCTGTCAAATGAATAATCAATAGACGGAGCATAGCCAACTACGTCCGCTCTTTCAGAATCTTCATCTACATACTGCCTTGAATACTCTTTCGGATTCTTTGCATTCGTCATAGACGTAAACCCTGTCATTCTCTCGAATTTAGCAGTTCCTCCAGTTGTATCCGTATTCATGAAAGCAACTCTCTGCGAACGATTTACCAATTTTTGTTCTTTGGTTACTGCCATTTTCATACCTCCTGTATATAAATCAAGCGGCACTCTATACGATATCTCGCATTGTCTCCGTCTACATCGTATAAATAACCGCTGTTTAAAGTTTCTATTTTAACCGGACTTTTCCCTTTTTCTAGTAAGGGCAGCTCTCCGGCGAAGCTTTTCTCTTCCAGCCATTCGTCAAATTCTTGATAAAATCCACTATTATCAATATTGATGCGAGTGTCCTGATCGTATCGCTCTCGACTGGTAAAAGCAAATTGAAACTGTTTCTTCGCACCACCATCAACGTATTTTTGAATAATCGGGTCGCACGGGAGAGGATCAATGGAATACTCCATATTCTCTCCCAGATAATCTACGTTAACTCGGTAATCTTGAAGAAACGGACACTCCAGAATAAAGCTCCTAATGTTCTCAATGATTTTTGACATACTGTGCGGCTCCCTTCAAAATGGAATCTTTGTGACGGTTTTTCATACGTTCGAACCAATATGACTTTTCTTTATGCTCATAATATTGTCTACGGGCATATGGTGCAATCTGATTGATTTCTCCGCTGCCTATAACCGTTCCAAGCGTAGCTGACTTAATCAATACACCCGTGCGCCGTGGAGTCTCCGGATTCATTCTACGAATGCATTCGGAATCAACAAACTCCTGCGCATTGGAAAATCCTTTCTCTTTGCTCGGTGCAAATTCGGGATTCCACTCCAACTTTGAACTAACCTTTCCGCCTTTACTGGCTTGTGCATACACTGTTCCCCTAGGTGTTACAATCTCGAATTTCTTCTTTCCCTTTGCCATTATGCGCCTACCACCTTTACATGAGGAGTATCACCGAATGCATTGTAATTTACAGATGTTACTCGCATATTTTCGCACCCATCCAAGTCCTTTACTGTTTGCATGTCAATTCGGCAATTTCCCTTTACGATATAATCGTCTTTCTTGACTTTTACTTTTGTTCCAGGTACCCGCACTGTGTACACATCTGCAGATTTCAAACCGTCTGTAGTAACCGATGACTTCTCTTCTTTAAACCACCATGCTTCTGATATGTAAGTTCTCTTCCACTTATCAAGCCGAGAAGACGGGTCATATTCTCGGCTGTAAATGGTAATATCTGTATTCGTCAGCATTATTCCACCCCCAGATATAAAAGTCCTGTATTCATCAGATAGCATTCTGCAATTCCGTATAGTTTTTTACGCAACACTTCATGTACATCCTGTCCGTCAGCAATTTCAGTCACATAAGAAACAGAATATCCATCGGTATTCTCCGACTTTTTTACTTTCTCGTCACTCTGCCTTTCAACTTTGTAGATTGTCTCTGCCATATCACAGAGACAATTCTTTACAACATTATCGTAGGATTCATTCTTAAGGCGATCAAATGTGAATGCATTCAGGTACATTTCTGCTTTTTGCATTACCCGTTTAAACAGCTCTTCGGGAATTGCTTCTCCACCGTACTCGTTTGCATAATACACATACTCTATACTTTGCATACAATCACGTTCCTTTCTACGCAGCAGCTGCTGCAGTATGCACATAAATAGCAGTTTTCTTGTTATCTTTTGCTTCTGCAATACCAACTGTACGGTATCCGAATTTCCAAGCATCTGCGTCTTGGTTTGCATCCGGAGTTATAATCTTTGATACGGTATGCTTCTGATTCTGAATTACTGCATTCTTATCTACAATCAAGAAATCAATCTTCTTACCGCCTGTTGTTGTAAAGCCGCCGGCTCCAGATGCTGTCAACGTGACTTTGTCGAAAAATCGTCCTTCCGGAACTTCTATCACACCTGCCCAACCTTCCAAAACTTTCTTGGATGCCGTTGTATCAAGGTCTTCGATGTCTCCCTTAAGCGCTGCTGAAATGTATAAATAACATGTTTCCGGTCTGGCTTCTGCATTTTTAATAACAGTTTTCCCTTTTCGAATAGCAGCAATCCCGGCTTTTGCATCTGCAATCGCTTCTGCTACCTTATTTCCGCTCGGTGCATATCCGGCATAAGATGCAAGTCTCCACGCGTCCAACTCCGAAACTACCTGTGTACGTAAAAATTCTGCCGAAAGACGACCAAACGCAACACCTGCAGATTCAATGTTGTCCATTGCATCTACAGTGAACATACGACCACGATCATATGTACATTTCTTTGTTTCGTATTCAAGAGTTACGTCTCCTGGTACGTATCCAGTCTGCTTATTGTAATTTGCAAGACCGCTCATAGTCATTTTCGGAATCAAAATCTCATTCGCGTTTGCTCCTTCTTTCACTAATTCATTTGGTCCATCAAGAACCGCTGTCAGAGATGCTAATTTATACACCTCGTCTAACATCGTAGAATATGCTTTTCTTAATGCAATTGTATTTGCCATATCTTTTTACCTCTTCTTTCTTAATTTTTATTTCTTTTCTGCCGGAAGTCCCATAGCCGCCCTGATTGCTGCAAAACTATCACTGCCACCACCAGTACCGCCTCCGGTTGCTCCGACCGCGTTCATAAAAGGCTCATCAGAGCCAAATAAATAAGCATCAGATTCCTTTACGGTTTCCAATGCTTTCTTGATGTCCTCAGACTGGTTTTTGGATGCTTTTAACGTGTCCATATCAAGCATGGCCATGACTGCTTTTTCATTTCTGCCGCCTGCTGTCTTGATCGCTTCTTTGAGTGTGTCAGAGAAAATGCGATCTGCCTCTTTTGTAGCGTATTCTGCCTCTTTGTCTTTCAACTGCTGATTGAGCTTGTCAATCTCGCTCTGCATAGCTGCCGGATCTACATCTTTGAACTTATCCAAAGAAGCTGTTGCTGTCGCAAGCTGGTCTTTGTAATTGTCTCGCTCACTTACAGCTTTTGCTGTTTTTGTCTGTTCCGCAGCAACATCCTTTCCATTCTCTGCCATAATCTTATCGATAGTCTCCTGTTCCAATCCAAGCCCTTTTAAAAAATCTGTTTTCATGTTACGTTCTCCTTTCTTCCGTTCTTTTGCGTCTCCCGGAAAAAGACAATAAAATAAGACGCGTCACCCTGCGTCTCAACGGGAGATATTTGGATCACCGCCTTTCTATGTATAACCGCTTACCATCAAAATAAATCGTGTCACCGATTTTCGCTGTTTGATCATTTATTCTCACCCCTTTCAATATTTCCGCTCCATCATGGATTCCATACAAAAATTTTACTGATTTATAATCAATGCGGTCAGCCAGCCAGTTTGGTGCTAGCATATCCGCATCTTTTGTTACTATGTATTTCTCCATCATTTTCTAAACCTCGGCGCTATTCTTCCGCGCATATCACAATAAATACGCTCACGTTCTTCTGTCAGACCCATTTTTCGGCAGAATCGGCTATATTCATTGAGCTGTCCTTGATATTTTGCCCTTGCAAGCATCACATCATCTGATTCAGCACCGCCCGCCTGTAAAAGCTGTACTTTTTCACGTTGTGCTCTCATAGCTGTTTCCATCTGTCTCTGACGCTGTTTTGCTTCATACAAGGTGTACTCTTTGTCGTTAAATGTCTTTGGAGTATTCTCCTTGCGATTCTGCTCTTCCAACCACTCGTCAGTCCAGTTCCTTGCAGATATCCCAAGAATAAAAGGATAATAAGTGTGATAACAGTTTGCTCCAAGTAATCCGGTAACACTTCCCAGTCCACATACAGTTATAAGCTCTTCTTTGCTCCAAACTCTTCCTTGCCACGTCGCATGAGTTGGACGGGCTCCAGCGTGCCATTCCACCTCAAAATGCTCTGTTCCAAGTTTTTTAGCGTTCATTTCGGATATTTTTCCGGATAATTGTGATACTCCAGTCATAACCGCTCTACGAGCAGCCACATCCACTCTGTTCGCTCTTCCTGTTGCATAATCAATCTGTCTGAGACCGCTGTTTGTAAGCTGTGTCACAACTCTTCGCAGGACACTGTTGTAATCAAATGCGCCAGTAACAATATCCATGCAGGCATCATCCAAATACTTCTGATACACCTCCGCCAATGGAGTCAATACCGGTTTTCCTGTTCCATAGTCCAGATAAAATCCAAGGGACTTCGTTATGTTTTTCAGTTCCTCACTGCTCTGTCTGATAAGCGCCTCTGTAATCTGCTGCAGCTCCTCGTTATCTTCGTAAGGAATAAACTCTGCATTAATCTGTTCGTATATATCCTTGTTGCGAACGTATTCCCAGTCAATTACCTTGTCATACAGTTCAAACATTTCCGGATATGATTTATCCAATGCTTCTTTCAGCATCTGTTCAATATCTTCCGAAGAATATCCCAGTATCTTAAGTCTGTTAATCTGCCAGTCTGCTGTGCTGGTAATCTTTCCAGTCTTTTTGATCCGGCGGACAACATCATCCATGATACGCATTTCCAAATCAGCGAAGTGTTTCTCAATCTGACTAGATAACGGCTTTCTGTAATCTTCTCTCAATCAGACCACCTACTCCATAACATTATTCTGCACCGGCACATTTGCCTTTGCTGTCTCTTCATCTTCACCATACCATTTCATACGATACTCCCAGTGATGCATAAATCCTGCTGCCACATCTGCCATATCCTGCTTTCTTTCTGTCTCTTCATCAATAAGGACTGAATCCGAAAAGTTGCATTTGAATTCGTACCCTGAGTGATACAGATTATTATAAAACGCCAAGCCGGCTGCAAAATCTTTAAGACATTCTTCCAGCTTTTTTTCGATAGCATTTACACGGTTGTACTTACGCTGCTTCGACACCTTAATCTCTGTAGCCGTTTTTGCTACTTCCTGTACATTCGATAAATCTCCGTAAGCAAGTCCAACAATAAATTCAATCTCTCGCTTCGTTTCTTCAAGACCACGCTTATAAGCTTCATCCCGTAACTGCGGAGAGTATTCTTTTAAAAGCTCCTGTTCTTTTCCAGCTTCAAGATTCATACCTCTGTAGAGTCTCTTATTAAGTCTAGCCAACCCAAAGCGTCCAGTAGATTTGTCTTGTTTCAGTGCCTTGTTGTCGATATGAATCGCACGTTCAGCGGATTCGTATTCCCAATCCAGCTGGCTCCCACGTAGATCCGCTTTTCTAATACGTTCTCTCGTCGACTCAAACACTGACACTCCGCAGTATGAACCATCTATATTATTCTTGATTGGATTCCTGTAATATCCAAAATCCATTTGCTGCATACCTTGATACATGATCGGACCTGGATTGATATTACTCCATTCCTCGACTTCTTCCAATGAGCAGGACAGGCCGATATCAGAACAACTCTGTGAATGATAGCATTTGTTTTCAATTACAAGATTCCCGTTTTCAAAATAATGTCTTTCCACTCTTGTAAAGTAATCGTTCTCACCGACTCTTTTCACTGTAAAAAATGCAATATCAGTGGGCTTTCCGTTATCATCAAAAGATATCGGAACAAATTTATCTGCCGTAACAAATTCTGCTTTATCCGCTCCTAAAGGCTTCAAAACAAATGAGCCAAGCCCTAACCCCTCCTGAAGGTTTTCGTTCAATCCGGAAACTGCTTTTTGATATGGTTTATCCAAGCGTTCTATATCGATTGATGATTCCATCTCGGACAATACCACATCTGCAAATTCCCTACATATGCCATGCTCAATCCGAAGAGATTCAATGGAATCCGTCAGCCAATCCGCATTCCCGGTAAGCATTTTCTTCCAATCGTTTATCGCATCGATCATATTCTGAGATAGCACTACATCTTTTCCGATGATTCTTTTTATTTCCGTATATCCAAACATCTTTCTCACCGCCCTCCATAATTTACTCATCCACATCTTCTATCAGCTCCTTCATATCTCGTTCTATCGTGTATTCAAATGCATCCAAACTGTCGATATCTGTACTGCCATCATCCAAGCGTTCGTCTTTGTCTTTTACTTCTTTATCCCATACTGCATCAGATAGAGCCGTTTGCAAACTCTCGCAATCTTTTGTAATAAAAAACCGCCCTGCTCCCATAAGCCTGACGGTACATCTGATTCTGTCATTTATCGCTGCTTTTCTTGCCTTGCGAACCGATATCCACGGAAACTTTTTCTCTACTGCATTGCGAATAGAATTGCCAAGTACAGTCTCTGCATTATCGTAGTAAACTCCTTCTACGTTGCAATATCTCACATAATCTCCATGTTTGTCGATAACCGAATATTGATCAATCACTTCCTGTACAAACTCACAAAACAACTTGTCCAGCATATTACTGTCAATATCCTCATTTTCATCCTTTGCCATGATTCTGCGAGACTTTAACGCAATCACATCTCTATAATCATCTGTATATCCTCTTGCAACAAAGGAGTGCCCGGACTGGTTTCCACCAAAGTCTAACCCTATTTCAATAGATGTGATATCCTCTTTCCGGAACTGCTTTACTTCCGGATCATCTTTCAGCTCGTCCACCACTTCACATCGGAACGCATCCGGATTGTCTGCAAATTTCTTATAAATTGCTCCATCTGCCCTCTTCCATAGACCAACAATTAAACGGTCGTAGTAAATCGTACCCTCATACTCTTTGCAGAGTTGCTCAACAAATTCTTTCGGGAGAAACGGATTGTCGAATATTGTGTATCTCTGCAAGTAGATATCCAGTTCATCGTTGTCTAAGAACTCTTTTAGCCAATGTGTTGGATGCTCAGGATTGCAACTTCCATCGAAGCAGCTATACGGCTTATCAAGACGAGATTTAAGCATTTGGAATACCTCCTTGTTCCACTTTGCCACCTCATCTCCGTAGCAGTATTTAATTGACGCACCCTGAATCTTCGCAACCTGACTGACTTTTTCTGCACCAAGGCAATATACAGGCTCTCCACAAACCATCGCTATGTTTTGACTGTTAATCGTTCCAATGAGCTTATCTGTATAAATTTCTCGCATGGGAGCTAATACATTTCGTTCGATGGAGCTTTTTGACACTCCAAGGATGACGTTTAGTCCAGGCTTGCCAGCTCTCTCCCGAATTCGAAACGGTATAACGAATGCAGTATCTACATAAGACTTTCCAGAACGTACTGCACCGGACTTAAAATTCCAACGGTGTGTCGCATTTACAATATACTCATTCTGTTTCTTGCTTAACTGCATTGTTCCTCAATTCCTCCAAGATACTGTCTAATCTATCAATTGCTTCATCGGATTCATTTTCTCCGGTAACTGCCTGTTTCCGTGCCTGCTTTAACTCGGTGTCTGCTTCACGGTTTCTTCTGTTCTCATCCGGATCCGGAGATTGTCCGGAATACTTCGCTACGAATGTAGCTGCTTTTGTATTTCCAGCCATCGCCTCTTTGATCTGCGCCATTAAAAGAGCCGATTCCAGCGTACACTCAACTCCAAGTGCCTCTAAAATCGGCTTATATTCTTCATTCTCTATTTCAGCGGTCAAAAGCATGTTCAGCGTCTTCCGGAAGTCTGCTTTCCTTCGCCTTGCTTCTCCACTTGCCTTACCGCCTTTTATTGCAATCTCCCGTAGTTCCCCCGTGGTTCGATTGTCAAATCCTTTCCCTTTTATGTTTTCATAACCTGCCACTTCACCACCTTCCAATCCATCATCTTTCTATCTCTGGATACAGCAGGACTTGAACCCGCGACCTTCCGCTTATGAGGCGGCTGCTCTAACCAGCTGAGCTATGTATCCGTATTTGGGTATTAGAAAAGCACCCCCGAAGGGTGCTTAAAATGAATTTATGTATTCCAATATTCATTGAAATCTATTTTTTTATAAAGTGTATACAAATTTTCTTCATTCAATTCATCATACAACTTTTTGAATCCTTGATTTTTGTAAAACTTTTCATACATATGTTCTCTGCATTCTAGAACAAGAAGTTTTCCTCCTACGATTTTTGCAGCTAGACTAATCGCATGATAACATTCATCTAATAATTGTTGTCCACTCAAATCTGCTGAAGAGCAATCATCACATCTTCCTAATTGTCCGATTAGAAATGCAGATATTGATTTTAACTTATCTCTTCCTGGATAACTACCAAGTAGCTTTCTTCTTTTTTTATTTGATAATTCACCCAAATCAATAGTTCTCTGCGCTAAAGAGAAATATGCAAGTATAACAAATTCTCCTTCTTCCAATTTCTTTTTATCAACACATAAATAAGTCTTTCCTACATCTGCTTTTTCGTATGTTTCAGCTTTTTGCACTAAAAAGTTCTCCAAATCAATTTCGCGTTGACAAGAGAACTTTTTAAATGCACTTTCGATTTTTTCTTTATCGTACCCTTTATTAATAATTTCTCCCAATGGTACAACTACATAATCTACCACTTATTTAAGCGCTTTATGAAGGATATCCTTCAAGTCTTTTTCGTGCATAAGATTTGATTTGAAATTTCTCTTTAGTGTGGGAGCCACTTTTTTAGTCATTTCTTTTACAAAGTCATCTGATTTCTCTGACCTTACTGAAAATTGTTTTCCAAATGTTGATGTTGCCATATTCCCTCAACCTCCTTTTGTAAACTCTCTTGGGGGAATATACCTTAAATAGGTATACTGAAACTGCGCAACCATTCGCAGTTGCACATCTCTTACATCTTCATTATATCCTATTTTTATAAAAAAGATTGCTGTTCGCCTATTGGCTCTATTGTTATTATAAATATGTTTCGTATGCATGCTATGCGTTTTTTAAATATTCATCAATTTTTCTACTCACACAGCTTTGATCCAAATGTACTTTTTTTGCCACCTCGCTCTGCTTCACCGGTTTTTCCCCATTTATGAAGTAATGATTGAATATTCTTCTTATCAAACTATTTTGAATCTTCCCTACAAAATCCTCAATCTCTTCATTTTCCTTTTCCAAATATGTCTTTCTTTTCAAGTCCCGGTTCTGCAGTCTTTCATACTTTTTCTGA